GTAATCAGAAAATAAGTGGGAGCGTTCCCAATGCCAGTCCTCTCACAGACACTGGGTCCTCACCTACTTCCTTGATCACAGCAGCGTAAAATCTCAGCTGTCCTGGCAGGTCCACTGCACCGATATCGACTTCATGGCCTTCCAATTCATCCAAACACCTTGTCAAGCTGGTGAAGGAATCTTCGGCAGGATACACGCGGGTATAGATGTCCCACGCTTCCCATGCGTCCGTCAGGTACGCATACAAGCGCAGTACAGACTCCTTATCTGTCCTAAGCTTATGACGCTCAGTAAAGACCATCCTTTGCAATATTTCATGCTTCGGACGATGAGGCCAACCGTTGTGCCAATAATGGCCGAGGAAATGCACCCGATTCGTGAATGGATTGGGTGCTTCACGGTATGAGTCCGTTACCGAACTCTTCTCAGCACTTACGACGAAGCCTAGCTCAGCTGCATAACTGGCTAGATCCCCTAGGCTTACGCGGGTATCAGACGCTATTATTACGTCATCTCCCTGGATAAGCAACCTATCCTGTTTAGGTGCTGCTCCAGTTGCGCGTATCCACACGTAGTTCATCACCAGTAGATTCAACACGCTTCCTACAAGCGTAGTGAACATAGATCCTGATGGTATCCCTTTGTGTTTCTGGAATATTGTTCCGTCGGGTGTAATTATCCGTGAATGGATGAAGTCGCTTACGTACCTCTCCCAGACTGTGCGCTCATCGTCTGTCAGATATAGATGCGTCCGAAGCACGCGAAACACATCATCCAACATATACGCTGGAGCGCTTGCGTCATAACTCGAGTAATCTATCGAGTAGACGTATCTGAACCGCGATTGTAGCTCGGCGACGAGCGCCCCCTTCTCAACTGACCGAAGGCCAATGGCGAAAGGGCGTTTTCGCGCCAGATTCTGGTGGACTCTCTTCGAGAACGACGCACCCACAATACTCGTAGCGAGCGGCGCCATCCATACGAGGCGAGTTTTTGGCCCAGAAGGCCCAGGCTGAACGCGACGACCGAACAGGTAAGGATCAAATCCTCTACTCCCGTTCCAGATACGACTCGCTGCTCCCAGCCCTTTGTCCAGAACCTCACGGTTAGAACAGAAATAAGGAGCACCAGCATAATTTCCGCGGTGAATGAAGCGAGAAACAACTTCATCCAATGGATAAGGCTTTCGCCCTCCACTCTCGTCACCTGCAACAGCGAGCGTCGCACGAAACGCATCCCGGTAAGACCCGGAATCCCACGGTCGTCCTGCTCTGACCTCAGGTGGACTTCCAGACTTTCGACCGGATAGTGAACCTCCCCCGTCCTCAGAACGAGTGCTTTCATGCACAGGTCCCAACATTCTGGACAGTGGTGCCGGTGATGCTCTGGGTCCTCCGTTGGTAGGTCCGGCACCATCCAAGCCGGACTGTACACCTCGGGAGTTTCCGTCCTCGCGTCTGCAGGAGCATACGCCGATTCCGGAAACGGTGAATTGGTCGACTGCGTCTCCGTTAAAGGAAGACTTGGTGGCATGAATCGGACACCCATACTTTGCGAGTCCTTCCGCCACCCATTGAGGGGATGTGACACTGCGATTGTCCTTCCCGACGACCAACTCTGCAGCCTGGTCACCAAGTCGACGCTCTATACCACGATCGACGGCGGCTTTAGTAACCGGTTGACTGAGTTTACGCCTCGCTCCTTCCCAACGTGGGTTGGAACTGCGATACTTACCTAGACTTTTCAGTCCGGCTCGCGCATGGAGATCAGATAGTTCCATTCCATGCTCCCTTCTGAATCGAGCCATTATGCATCTCTTGATCCGGCTCTGTAGATCGAGAGAAGACGCGTTGAGCAGACGCGTATCGCATACTGCTTGCTCAAGGCAGAACAGGCCCTGTATGCTTCACTTGTTAAAGTGACAGGTTGGACGTAGTCCACGAGTTAAGCTCGCCACGCTCACCTTAAAGGTGTGTAGACC